AAAATTTTCTATTTCTACTTTCTCCTCAAAACATTGTTTATCACTTAAACAATGTGGACAAGTTATTTTTATTTCTGCCATACTATCCCTTTTTTAATGTTGGTAATTTTAATTTCTTTGGTTCTTTTTTCAACGAAGGTAATTTTAATTCTACTGGTTGTGGAATTTTTGATATTAGTGGACTTATTATGTCATCTAACTTTTCTTTCATAGCCTCGTGTGAAAACATTTCTTTATTTACAATCATTTGTTTTTTGGCTTTCAACTTATACTTATCGTAATTTTCATAAACATCTTGTATTAGTTTACCTGCCACACCGTAATTTACCGTCGCCCATTCTGCTTCAGGATTTCCATAGTCTTTCGGAAATGCTCCTGCTGGCACTTTTGTCATTGCGTGTGGTAATTCCACGGTGTATTCTTTATGTAAAAAGTCTGCTTGACCTGTAGCTATTGGTGCTATCATAGGTTTACCACTCAAACTTGCCTCCAACAATGGTCTTCCAAATCCTTCTCCGTGAGTAAATGAAACGTGTGCTTTTACTTTCGGGTGATTATATAATTGGTTCATTTCTTCATCAGTCAAGTCGCCGTGTAGTAAATATACATTTGGTAATTTGTCTGTTCTCATAGTGTCTTTTACTAATCTGATTTTCTTCATCATTTCATTTCTATCCATAATGGAAAAACCTGCTCCACTCGTTTTTAAAATAAGTGCTGGTGGATTCTTTTTGTTTTTAAACATAGTGTAGAACACTTTTAACATCATACCGATATCTTTTCTGTCCTCCCCAAGATTGCCACTTAACCAATGTCCTACAAATAAGAAACAAAAGTCCTCTTTGATTTCAGAAAACTTCTCTACCATTTTATCTGATATTTCGTTTATTTCTTTGTAAACATTAGTGTCTGCACCCTCAAACAAAACATCAGTTGGTTTTTCTAATTTTAGTTGTCCTGCAACTTGTTTTGTTTTACTATCAAGTTTATCAAACGTCACGTTAGCAAATGAGTTTCTTGCAAATTCTGATGTGAATATTGTCATATCCATACGATTACAACCCTCTATCCAACTCGCTGGTGGTATCGTGTGTTCGATACCTGCGGTCATACCGATATTAACTTTACCGATTGGTTGAAATTCATTTGGAATCACAATATGTAAATGTAAGTCTGGTTGTTTTTCCATTGAAGGTTGTCTTAGAATTCTTTTGTTAATCTCTTGATGAATAGGATTGTCTTTTTCTAACGCAGTTGGTGGTGTTGAACCCCAACGAACTGATTGTATTCTAACGTCATACTTATCAGTTTCAATTAGTGCTTGACAAATATCTCGTGAGTGATTTCCATATCCACTACGAGTTTCAACTGGTGCCGTAACTAATACTAATGGTTTAATCATACTTTGTATACCTCATATCTTTCTCTTGGTTGAAATTTATCAAATGCTGTGTTCATATGGTCTATGAATAAACCACACATAGCTCTTGCACTCATCATCGCATCATCACTACAAACGAACTCGTGTCCTTTAAATCCACACTCTTTTCTATCATCAGCTTTCATTTCATACCACTCATTTATTTTTTCTGATACCTCTAACCAATCTGCTCTATCATCAAAGATATATGGTGTTGGTGGTGAACCTGCTAATGTTCTTGTCTTAGGCCATACTGGTTTTACCCACTCTCCGTGAGTCAAGTCTTTGTTGTTTTCCCACTTTCTCCAATCGTGAAGTGATTCAATTTTACCATAATCTTTATAAGTTAATAGGTGGTCCCTAAATTTAAATCCACATTGGTCTTGCATACCACCTGTAACATTTACAATGATTGGTGTTCCACACATCAAACTCTCACAAGTTCCTAATCCGAATCCCTCGTTGGATGCTATATTGATTGTTACATCTGCTATATTGTATAAATAATTTAGATGTTGATTAGATAATTTATTAGTTGAAAAGATGATATTCAAATCAGGACATATCTCTTGAACCACCGCCGGTAAATCTGTACCGTTATTATCCACTGGTTGAGTATGCAACACATAAGCCACTTTATCTCTTTTTTCTTTTGGAAGTTTATCTGCAAATGTTTTAAATGCCAGAATAGTGTCTGATGTCATCTTTCTTCTGATGTTTCTATTATTGTAGAACAAACAAAACTCTATGTCTTTACCTTGAAACAATTCAGATTTCATTTTGTTCATCTCTAATCTTTCTTTTTCGTTCTTCACCGGATAAAAAAACTTTTCATTGATTCCGTGTGGAACATAAGTTGAATCCCAATCTGTTCTTGGTTTGTTCTGGCATACGTTCTGAACTATATTGTGAGTTTGTTTTGAGATATTCATAATCAAATCACAACTTTCATAAAATGGTTCGTTCCACCTTGGATAAGGTAAATCGTCCCAAATGTTGTAATAAAATATAGGACACTCTCGTCTTACCTCGTGCTCCATATCATACAACCAAGTCCAAAATCTTGGGTCCGTGTAATGTAGAATTGCATCTGGTTTTTCTAATTTAATTAATGACCTTAGTAATTCTTGACTACCATAGCCGTCAACTGGATATATTTTTAAATAAGCATCTTCAACACCTGTTTCTTTCCTCGTGGCTTCATTTAAGTCAATGACTTTGCCAGCGTCTGGATGTTTAATCGCTCCACCTACTTGAACCCAATCATATTCTTTAATAGTTCCCATAACAATCTCTCTTGACATTGTTCCGACACCACTCGACATTCTTAGGTCGTCTGATAATAAGATTATTTTTTTCTTTTTATTTTCTGTAACCTTTTTAAGTTTTGGTAAATCCATAAAACCTCTTTCTTGTGTTAATATTTAGAACCACTTTCCTCTAAATTTTCATAGTTCATAATTTTCTTTGCAAACTCCTCATCATAAACAAATAAATCAATACTACGATTTACTAATTTCTGTAATGAAAAGTCGTCTCTTATAGACTTCTCTCTAAATTTTTTATAGAGTTCGTCAATGACTTTTACTGATGTTAATTTTTCTTCTTTCATATTGTTCCTATATATATGTATATATAAATATCAACCTCAACTCAAAATAACGAATTTTTTATTTATTTTTTTACAATATTCTAATGCTGATTTAGTCCCATTAGTAATAATATCATCTTTGATAAATGCTACAACTTTGTCTGAATAGTTTACTAAATCTTTATTTCGTTTGTGATAGTATCCAACATTATATGGTTTACCATAATTATATGCTTCTAAAATACAATGTTGATTGTGTGATTCGTGTTGTGGTGGAAACTCTGAATAATCTAAACCAAATTCTAATGCGAATTTCTTTGCGTATTTATCTGCTCCGTCTTTGGCACCACCACTAACGATTTCCATATCTTTATATTCCATTTTTAATCTGAACATAAAGTTTTTTATTTGAGTTTTGTTGGTGTAGTTTCTACTACCTATGATTGCTATCTTCATAATCATTTCTTTTTTGTTTTCTAATTGGTTTTTCTCTGATTGTGAATTTATACATTTCTATAAAGTCATCTAACCCATCAAGGATACCAGTCTTTGGGTCTACATAACGATAGCTAAATCTTGAATATTGCGTGCTAGGACAATTTTTTGGAATTATATCATACCATATAAAGTCTCTAAATCTATCAAAAAATTCAGGGACAATAATAGTCTTACTTTTAAAATCACCCCTACTCTCCCACTCTACAATAAAATCTTTTAAACGACTAAGGTCAACTCTATCATTGTCTCTATCATACCACAAATAGACTGGAAAAGCTGTAAAAAAATCTAAGTTATTTATTTCTTGTAACTTATTTAAAACCTCTTTCTCATACTCAGTCCCTAAAAAATCTGATAATTTTAATCTTAATACTGGTGTTATCATTCTAAATCCTTACAACTTCTGCACTTCTTGTGCTTTTCACATTTTTCATAGTCGTGCGCAATAATCTTACCTTTGTCATCATAACACTCATCTATGAACTCTTGTAACCTATTCATAACTTTATTAACACTTGGTTTTCCACTCGCAGGTGAGAATGCCTGGATTCTTTTCTGTGGATACATCATATTTTCGTATAATCTTCTCTTTAATATTAAGTATTCAACATCTATTTTATCTTCTGATATTTCTAATTGTTTTGCCATAAAGTGTTTATACAATAACAACTGATTGGTTTTGTTCTTATCGGCTTTCATATACTTGTTCCAACCCATAGTAGATGATTTGATGTCAATAACTTTCATACGACCAGTTTTTTTGTCGTGTAGAACAACATCCATAAATCCTACGAATCTCATATTCTTTGGTAGTTTGTAATTTAAGTTCATCTCAATACCGACTAACTCAGTATCTTTCTTTTTGAAATGACTACCTTTTCTCTTCAAGAACTCATCAATGATAGCGAATCCGTCATTAGTAAACTCAATCATTTCTTTCTGGTCCACTTCAAATCCGTCACCATATCTTTCTTTGGATTCTTTATACAATTCTTTCATACGATATATCAGAATATCGTGAAGTGGTAAGGCGTCTGCCTCTTTGATTGTTCGTTCGTAATAACATACTAAATATGCTTGAATAGTTTCGTGGATAGCACTACCGAATAAGGTATAGATATTACCTTTGAAAGTTTCTGCTTTATCCACATAGTTTGCTTTCCAAGTGTAAGGACATTTGTCCCACATTGCGAACTGACTATAACTTATTTTGCCCATTTACCTCTCGCTACCACTTGTGCCATAACTCCATAGTTTGACACATCTGAAAAACTATCAGTTACGGGTTCACCCTCAACTGAATTTTCTCCGTTTCTCAACAATAATGTTTTCATTCTTTCTATCTTGTCGTTCATTCTGAACCACAATCCTAACAACGATAATTTAATATCCTCTGGTGTTTTTAGAATTGTTCCGACTGCGATATTCTGTGGACCATAGTCATATTGTTTTCTACAAAACAATTCATATTGTTCTGTTTGTATTTTTAGAAACTCACCTGTCATTTCAGGATAAGTTTTCTCCATATATTTTACGACATCTCT